GCGCCCACTTCAACAGAACCACTGGCTCCAAGCTAAAGGCTCCTGTAAAGAGCGGAGACAATCCTCGCCGCGCTTCTTTTCTTGCGCGAATGGCTGGTGTTAAGGGTCCGATGAAAGATGAGAAGGGCAGGCCGACCCGTAAGGCTTTAGCTTTAAAAGCGTGGGGCGCTTCTTCCCCAGCAGATGCTAGGAAGAAAGCAGCAGCAATTACTAAAAGGAACAAGGCCCGTGGGTAATAACACTCTGAAGAAACCGATTACCAAGCAAGCCGTGTACGAGCGGTTAGACAAGCGGCTTGATGACATGGAGAGGGCCAACAACAATAAGCCTCTCAAGGTTATTAAACGAGCTATTATCAAGGCGTTTAACCTACAGGGCATACCTAAGAAGAATGATGTTATTTCCAGCAAGCACTATTCATTGCTGAAGCGCGTTGAAAAGATGGAAGCTGACATGATTAAAGAAGGGAACAGGTAATGTGTTTTGGCGGCAGTAAGGGCAAAAGCGTTTCTCAGATGTACGGTGAGCAGAAAGTAGACTACGGGGCGCTCCCGTCTCTTTCTCAGAAGAAGGTTGACCGCGATGTTCCTGAGATGAAGGATGTCGAGACACCAGAGCAGCGCGTTGGAGCGATGCGGCGCAGTTTATTGAACCCTTACGGATAGGATGAAGCATGGCTTGGATGCACGCAAACGACAATACACCTTACGATGGTCCCACTCACACCCTTGCTGGAACCACATATACAGGCGCAACGCGAAAGCCAGACACTCGACGTTTGCTTTTCATTGCAGATGCAGACGTAAAAGAAGTTAAAGTGCGTGCGCGGACTAAGAAGGGACACTATGTAGCTGACGACCCAAGCACCCCAGAGAATGAGGCTTGGGTTAAAAAGAAAGCTAAGACGCCAGCCAAAGGTAAAAAGAATGGCAGTAAATGAAGCAGGCAACTACACAAAGCCTAAGATGCGGAAGACTCTGTTTAACCGGATAAAGGCAGCGAGTGTTCAAGGGACGGCAGCAGGCAAGTGGTCTGCTCGTAAGGCGCAGCTACTAGCTAAACGCTATAAAGCTAACGGAGGAGGTTACAAATGAAGATCGAATGCGCAAGTATCCATAGGTTTATGGAAGTAATTATTAAGTTAGTGGACATAGGTATTCCGTTTGACGCTACTATAGATGACGACGGAATTTACAAGATACACTTAGAGGCTACAGTATATGAAGCAGTCTCAAACATCGCTGCTTAAATGGGGTAAGCAGAAGTGGCGCACCAAGTCTGGAAAGAAGTCCAGTAAAACAGGGGAGCGCTATCTTCCTACTAAGGCTATCTCTGCTCTTAGTAGTTCTGAATATGCAGCTACAACCGCAGCTAAACGAAAGGGCAAGGCTCAGGGTAAGCAGCATGTGGCTCAACCGAAAGCAATTGCCAACAAAGTAAGGAAGTATCGCAATGCCTAATGTAGCTGGAAAGAAATACCCATATACTAAAGCTGGTATGAAGGCCGCAGTTATTGCCGCTAAGAAGGCAAAGGCCAAAAAGAAGTGAGCTTTATCAGTACGTTAAAGCCCATGGAGCTACAAATGCTTCGTGGTATTGTTCGTAAGACTGAGTTCGCTTACGTTGAGGCCAAGCACGGCAAGTCGTTTGTCACAGATCAAGAGTGCGACAAGCTAATTGAAAGCATAGGCCCAGAGGTCGTGCAGCGTATGATTAAGTTCGGCGTGGATAAGGGACTGCGGTAGTGGTTGACTTCAAGTACAAGCCTGACGGCAATGTTCTCAAGGGCTTCATGAAGGACAACACTTTCTTTCGTGGCATACGCGGTCCCGTAGGTTCTGGAAAATCTGTTGCTTGCTGTGTAGAAGTATTCCGCCGCGCTCTGGAACAGAAGAAAGCGCCTGATGGCAGTCGGAAAAGTCGCTGGGCGATCATACGGAACACTAACCCACAGCTTAGAACAACGACGATTAAGACTTGGTTGGACTGGTTTCCAGAGGCTGACTGGGGAAAGTTTACTTGGTCTGTTCCATATACACACAACATAAAAAAAGGTGACATTGAACTTGAGGTTCTCTTCCTTGCACTTGACCGCCCAGAAGATGTCAAGAAACTCCTATCTTTGGAGCTTACTGGCATCTGGATTAATGAAGCGCGCGAAATACCTAAGAGTATTATTGATGCCTGCACTATGCGTGTGGGTCGTTATCCTTCTATGCGTGATGGCGGTCCTTCTTGGACTGGCGTCATTGCCGATACCAACGCTCCTGAAGAAGATCACTGGTGGCCGATTATGTCTGGAGAAGTACCAATCCCGGATCATATACCGCGTGAGCAGGCTAAGATGCTGGTCAAACCAGATAACTGGAATTTCTTTACGCAGCCCGCTGGCATGGTCGAAAAAAAATCAGAAGAAGGCGAGATAGAGGATTACGTTCCCAGCAAAGAAGCTGAGAACCAAAAGAACATGATGAAGAGCTATTACCCTAACTTAGTACAGGGTAAAACTAAGTCTTGGATTGATGTGTATGTTATGAATAGACTAGGCCATATCCAAGAAGGAAAGCCTGTGTATCCAATGTTTGCAGCAGAAGTTCATGTCGCTAAGGAAGAAATACCTGTAGCAGCCAACGTGCCTCTGTATGTAGGCGTGGACTTTGGGCTAACTCCTGCCGCTGTTATAGGGCAAAAAGTGCGCGGAAGATGGTTTGTTCAGTCTGAGATCGTAGCTATCGACATGGGCATCGTTAGATTCTCTGAAGTTCTACGAGAAGAATTAGCGACTAGGTTCGCTGCCGCTGGAGAAGTCATTATATTTGGCGATCCATCGGGTGATTTCCGCGCGCAAACTGATGAGTCAACTCCCTTTCACATCATGCGCGGAGCTGGCTTGAGGGCGTTCCCAGCGCCTTCCAACTCTGTTGACCTTCGACTTGAGGCTGTCTCCTCCCAGCTGACCAAGATGGTGGAAGGGAAGCCAGCGATGTTAATAGATCGGCGCTGTCAGCAGCTAATCAAGGGCTTTGATGGCGGCTATGCTTACAAGCGAATGGAAGTTTCTGGAGAAAGGTTTGCGGATAAACCTGACAAGAATATGTTTTCTCATGTTCACGATGCAGCACAATACCTGTTTCTGGGTGCAGGCGAGGGCCGCGCTCTTATGAATAGTCAAAAGCCAGCCACTCCCACAGTGGCTAAACGTGACTTTGATGTCTTCAATAAAGGCCCAGCCAAACGAAAACGGCAGGGGTTATGGGCGCGAATGTAGTTTGTGCGTTGAGTTTTTGTAAGTTTCGTGCTTACGAAGGATAAAGCAAAGGAGATTTACTATGTGTTTTGGTGGTGGCGGTGGCCCTAGTCAAGAAGAGAAGCAAGTATCTGTAGATCAGTCACTTGAAGCTGATGCTGCAAAGCGTGAGTCAGCAGAAGAGGCAGCTAAGGTAAAGCGTGAAGATATTGGCGAAGCTCTTGAGGCTCGACGTGCTGGCGAGGGACGAGGCAGCGGTGGTGGGCGTGGACGTAGATCTTTGTTCCGTAGCGGCGGAACTGGAGCAGGATTTATTGGTAGGTTCAATCAGTAATGGACAAACTAGCTAAACAATATATCCAACGCTATCAGAAGGCTAAAGGCTTTCGGGAGCAATGGGTTCCGTTGTTTGAAGAATGCTATGAGTATGCTCTTCCACAACGCGAGTCGTTTTATTCGGAAACCCCCGGTGAACGCCGTGACGACAAAATTTTTGACGAGACCGCAGTTGTGGGTGTCCAAGAGTTTGCCAGTCGATTGCAGTCTGGCATTGTTCCTAACTTTGCTCGATGGGCAGATCTTATGTCTGGTAGCGAAGTGCCAAAGGATCAGCGCGAAGAGATCGACAACCAGCTTGACGATGTAACTGATTACGTTTTTGAGGTGTTGCAGAACTCTAACTTTAGCCAAGAGGTGCATGAGTCGTTCATGGACTTGGCTGTTGGCACAGGTATTCTCTGTGTCGAAGAGGGTGATGCAATTAATCCTATTAATTTCAGTGCGATACCCTTACCTCATGTCGTGCTAGACACTGGACCTGACGATAAAATCGACCACGTTTATCGTGAGCGTAAGAAGGTTAAGTACGACCAGCTATCTGAGTTGTATCCCAACGCTACCTTTGATCCTAAAGTTATGGCTCAGATGGGTAAAGAAGCAACCACTACTGTTCTTGAGCTTGTCTGCAAAGACTATTCAAAGAAAAATCAGGATGCTTACTTTCACTATGCGATCTGCATGAACACTGAGACAGTGCTTTACTATAAAGAGATATCTGGACTTGGAGCAAACCCATTTATTTGTTTCCGCTGGTCTAAGTGCGCGGGTGAAATCTATGGCCGTGGCCCACTAATTAATGCGCTGTCTGCTATTAAGACAACCAATCTAACTATTGAGTTAATTCTTGAGAACGCTCAAATGGCTATATCTGGTGTCTATCAAATTGATGACGATGGCGTCATTAACCCTGATACGATCCAACTTGTTCCTGGTTCAATCATTCCTAAAGCTATGGGTTCTGCTGGCTTGCAGCCAATCCAAGCAGCAGGTAGCTTTGATGTAGCTCAGCTTGTGCTGAGCGATATGCGCCTTAACATTAAACGCGCTCTTTACAATGACATGCTTGGCAATCCAGATCGAACACCAGCTACTGCGACTGAAGTTGCAGAACGTATGGCCGACCTGTCTCGGCGCATGGGGTCTGCCTTTGGTAGATTGCAGGCAGAGCTTGTGCAGCCATTGTTGCAACGAGTTATCTATATCTTAAAGAAGCAGGGTCGCATTGAGGTTCCTTCAATTAATGGCCGTGAAGTTAAGATTCGGTCTGTATCTCCGCTTGCTCAAGCCCAAGCTAACCAAGACATCTCAAGCATTGCACGGTTCTTGGAGCTTGTTGGTGGCGTGTTTGGCCCAGAGATGTTGCAGCTTCTTATTGACGGTGAGCAAACAGCAGCGCATCTTGCCAAGAAGTTTGGTGTGCCTGAGAGCTTGATCCGCGATGAGAATCAACGCAAGCAGATAGCAGCGATGGCGCAACAGATGGCACAGCAGCAACAGCAACAGCAAATGGGAGCGCCTGTTGAACAACAAGGTTAACATTGGCAGGGACGGCTTTCAGCGCCCTGCCGACAAAGACGTTGAAATCAGTAAGAATGTTGCTGAGATATTCTCGACACCGACTGGGAAGGAAGTGTTGAGTTACTTGCGGTCCGTAACCATTGAAATGGTTCACGGTCCTAACGTGACAACGGAGGAGTTGAGACACGTTGAAGGCCAGCGCTACATTGTTGGCCTTATCGAACAGCGTATCTCACATGCACATAGGAGCAAAAATAAATGAGTGAAGAAGTTGAAGGTCAAGTAGAAACGCAGGAAAGTGACGCAACGTCACGGGACTATGTTATTGAAAGTGACGTAACGTCACAAGATAGACCGGACTGGTTGCCTGAAAAATATAAAACTGGTGAAGACTTAGCCAAGGCTTACTCTGAGTTATCATCTAAGCTAGGCGCTAAAGAAGAGGATATTCGCAGCGGTTTACTTGAAGAGCTACAGGCAGAAGCATTTAGCAGCCGCCCTGATAGTGCTGGTGATTACGAGCTACCTGACATCATTGACCCAGAAGCCTCTGTAGACAATGAGCTTTTGAAGTGGTGGTCTGATCATGCGTTTGAAAACGGATTCTCACAAGAGGAGTTTAAGCAGGGCATCGAGATGTATGCTCAGTCCGTTGGTACGGAAAGCGGTCCTGACCTAGATGCAGAAGCAGCAAAGCTAGGTGAGAACGCAGATACTCGCATTGAAGCTGCATCTATGTTTGCCAGCAAGTTCTTCCCAGAGGAATCCATGCCTGCAATCGAGCGTATGTGCGAAAGCCATGAAGGTATTCTTGCGCTAGAGGCTATACAAGAAGCCCTAAAAGGTGGATCATTTGCTGGGAATACTCAGCCGACAGCCGGACTGAGTGAAGCAAAACTCAGGGAGATGATGAGTGATCCAAGATATTACAGTGCAAAAGACCGAGACCCAAACTTTGTACGCGAAGTCGAAGCTGGCTTCAAACAGGTCTACCGAGGTTAAAATAATAAATCGGGGTGATTACTATCTCACCCCGTTTACCCTTGGCCATATAGATGAAGTGGCCGAGAATCTAAGCTCAGAGAATAAAAGAGAGATGGTTCTCCTTGGGCATACAGACATTAAACAAGCGCTGTTGGAAATGTATGAAACGTCTAGCGCGTACCTTTGCAGGCGCAATGATGACAGCTTTTTGATGGTTGGTGGGCTTTGGTACAATGATGATCAAGAGTCTCCTCAAATGTTCTCAATGTTTTCAGATGGTTTGAAGCAAAACTTTCACGCTATGGCGCGTGGATCTAAGCTATTAGTTAACTTTTTCGATCAGAGCGAAACGTATATGAGCATGACAATCTTAGCAGATTATGAGGGAATGCTTAACTGGGCAGCGTGGCTAGGCTTTGAGGCTGTAGGGATACACCAAGTAGATGCGAACAAGTATGTTGATTTTGTGCGTTGCAATCCAGACAAAAAGATTGTTTACAATGAGGCACTACGGCCCGTAACGCACTGAAAGGCCCGAAAGGACACCCTTGCTGACGTGAAAGAGCGGATACCCGTTGAATCGTAACTTCATCTAAGGACTGATAAAATGGCTAATACTATCGACCAAGCCTTCATCAAGCAGTTCGAAACAGAAGTACATTTGGCGTATCAGCGTATGGGGTCTAAGCTCCGCAATACTGTTCGTTCGTCAAACGTCACTGGTTCGGTTGCTCGTTTCCAAGTAATTGGTAAAGGCGCTGCAAACACTAAAACTCGTAACGGTGATGTCACCGCTATGGAACTCGTACACACCAATGTCGAAGCTACTATGGCTGACTTTTACGCTCCAGAGTACATCGACAAGCTAGACGAATTGAAGATCAACATTAATGAGCGTCAAGCTGTAGCGCAATCCGCCGCTGCTGCTCTGGGTCGCAAGACTGATGAAATCCTCATTACAGCTATGGATGCTGGTGCAAACTCAACTCAGATCGCTGACACCGCTGGTGCATTGGTCAAGGCTGACTTGCTTACATTGTTCTCCACATTCGGCGCAGCCGACATTCCAGAAGATGGCCAACGCTATCTTGCTATGTCTCCTGCTGGTTTTGCTGACTTGTTCTCTATCAACGAGTTTGCATCGTCCGACTATGTAGGGCCACAGAACCTGCCATTCGCAGGCGGCATGACAATGAAAGAGTTCTTGGGCTTCAAGATCTTCTCAACGTCTGCTGTAGCTGGTGGTAAGAACTTTGCGTATCACACATCCTCAATTGGTCTTGGCATTAACGCCGATGTGACTACTGAGGTAAACTATGTACCGCAAAAAGTATCACACCTTGCAACTTCTATGATGTCCATGGGCGCTGTCGTTATTGATGACGATGGTATCTATGAAGTCTTAGATAACAACTAAGTAGGGAGGGGGGCTTAGGCCCCCCGACTTCAAATGCCAGATGTAGCAAACACACCCATCAAGATCTGCTCTCGCGCATCATTGCTTATCGGCGGTGATGTGATTCAGTCTTTTGATGATGGCACTGCGGAAGCAACAATTTGTGACGCAATGTACGAAGACATGGCCCGATCAGCTCTGACTAGTTCACGCTGGCGCTTTTCTACTGACCAAGCCGTCTTAAACAGATTAACGGATGCGCCCTCTGGACGTTGGGACGCAGCTTACCAGCTTCCATCTGAGTCAATCATGCTTGTTGCGGTCACAGTGAATGACTTCCCAATCAAGTATGACACCTATGGCTCTAAGGTATTTTGCAATTCATCTGATACAGAGACCTTAGTTGCAGACTACATCTTCCGTGCTGATGAGTCTGACTGGCCTCCCTATTTCGTTACTGCGGTTGAGTATATGATGGCTGGTGTTCTTGCTGTTTCTGCTGCGCGTGACTCTCAGCTTGCTAGCTTGATGGAGCAAAAGGCTAACTATCAGATGACTCAAGCCAGACGCCTACACTCTCAAACGCAGACAACGCGCAAGCTCAACACATCGAGGTTTATTGCTGAAAGGCGAAGTTAATGCAGAAAGTTAGAGTCCCAATAAGTAGCTTTCAGTTTGGCGAAGTCAGCGATTCACTTATTAGCCGCAACGATACACCAATTCTCAACTCCTCTGCACAGCGGGTTGAGAATTTTTTAGTATTACCAGA